CAGCTAGCATATCCATAATCTCCGTGTGTATTCTTGGGGAACACCGTAAGGCTCCCTCGACGGCTGCACTACAAGATATTCAACATTTACTGTGTGTGTACTTGGTTCAACTAGTAGTCTTTGCCCTTCGGGTGCAAGAGTCGGAGCCACATGCACTGGGTATAACTCCAAAGGGCTAGACCACATACGCTCCTAATACATCGTAGGTTTGCGTTTTTTCTTTTTAACCAGCATTACTTTTTTAGCTTTGCCTGTTGTGCCAGCCATTTTTGATGAACTGTCAGCATACGCTTTGGCAGCGTCCTTACCTTCTTTCGTGTATGGAAATTTCTTTCCCTTAACCATTGGCATACTTAATTCCTCTTTTTTGCTGTTTTTTCAGCGGCTTTAAAATTTGCTGCAGTTGGAGCTTTAGCAGAACCTACTTTATTCATAGTCTCCCCCGAACCTTTTCTGATTCGTTCTTTTTTAGCGTGAATATTTGAATACAATCCCATTTAATCATTACCTCTAATAGTTGAACTGCTATTTTACATCACCATTTTACACGCGAGGCCCAATAAGCCGCTGAAGTTTTACCTTTGGCGATGTTCTTGCCATGCCGTGCTTTAAATGATTTACGTTTTGCTTTCATCTTATCTGACTCACCAGCTTTTGGTTTGCCAGCAGTAGAAGCACCCTGCTCTCCGAACCTAATCATACGATCCTTGCCGCCATCTTTAATAAGAACCGCATGGGATTTCTTAGGGTGATTAGGTGTACGCTTTGGCTTGTTGTAGCCAGAGAAAGTTTCACCCCTGTACTCTATACTCATTTACACACCTACTGTTTTTAATAAAGGCTACCTACGTAGCCCCTGTTTATTACAATCCCAATTATTCAGGGGCAGTTGGTAATACCACTTCCCTTGGGTCTGCTAATTCTGCATTATTTGCAGGTAAGTCACGCAAGGCTTGTCGATAAGTCTTCCATTGATTTTTCTTAGCTGTTGTTAGCGGAGAGTCAGCCATAACTGTCCAATCCGAGTTACTTAAAAGATCTTGACGCCTTAACCTAATGCCACGAACTACATCCTCGGCTGTGTGAACAAACGCAGCCACAGGTGGAAAGTATTCAACATACCCTGCGTCTGCTAAGCCAACCTGATCTTTTAGCCCAGTACGTTGCAGTACCTTTGAGTAAGGTATCTGTTCTTCAACTACAACGTTGTCTACTACATGGTTATACAATACCATTACATATCTCCTGTGCCTGTTGATGGGAATGAACGTCCTGCACCCCAAATGATTCGGACACAACCGCGCCCACCCATTGAGAGGAATTGAGCAGAGGTGTTGTCGCCCGGACCACCCCCACCGCCACCATATTCACCGCCATCTCTGGCTTCATGGCCGTGGTTAGTAGGGCCGTTCTCACCACATTTACCGTCCTCACCACCAGAGCCACCGCCACCACCATCAACACCTACCGCTTGACCAGATGAACCTTGACCGAATGGGCCAACACCGCCACCAGATGAGTAGCCCCAAGTAGAACTGTAGTTACCACCGCCAGCACCGCCACCACCAGTACCATGATTCTGATAGTTTCCACCAGCACCCGTATATCCACCTGCACCACCAGCACCGTTACTGCCGCCACCGTTACCACCGTTACCACCACCGTCACCTGTAAAGCTGCCGCCAGCGTGACCATTACTAGCACCGTTACCGCAAACTGTCGAACCGCTTATAAAGTAAGAGTCAGTACCACTATTATTGCTGTCACTACCCTTGTTGCCCCCTTTACCTACCATCACAACGTAGTCTGTGCCAGCAGAAACAGATATGCCATTCTTCCAACCAAGGCCACCACCGCCACCGCCTCCGTGACCAGAAGACGTAGCACCATTAGAGCCAGCGCCACCGCCAATAGCTACCACAGAAACCGAGGTTACTCCCGCAGGGCATCTCCAAGTGTAAGAGCCAGAGCCAGTGCCATAAAATGCCTGACCAACAGCAGCAGCAGCGCCACCACCAGAACCACTAGAGCCACCACTAAAGGAGCTTGAATCTTTAACTAAACCCATTATTAAACTCCTGTAATAGATACGCCAGAGACGTAAGTTGTATATGTTCGTGGTAAATCCTTGAATTGAAGCCTACCAGCTACAGCACAAGAGTTGCCAATAGAGTCTTGAGCCAAGTAAGGGTTAGAACCTGTATCACTTGTCCAAGTAGGTGGGCTTACATTCATATCAACACGGCAATATCTGTCACTCTGCTCACCTAAACATACAAATATTCCAGGAGCCATTTCAAATCCACGCTGTCCGTATTCTGTAGAAGTTTCATCACCTTGGGTACTAGCGCTCAAAGCGTAATAACTGTTATAAGTCTCCCCAGTAGCTATATTGTAAGACCACCAACCGTAATCCCCTTGCTCCATAAGATAGGAAACTCCAGCTGTCGTAGTTACCATAGCTGCGCCAGAAGAATATGAACCACAATGAAAACTATTAGTTCCTGTATTATTACCTTGAACTTTATTAGCTTGCATATAAGTAGCACTTGTAGGGTCAATATCTACAATAAAGAAATAGTCGTGGGTTCCATCCATCTTTGTGTATAGTTTTTTATTATGGTAAACAAGAAAAGCACCTTGGTTACTAGATTGACCTGAAACTTCGTTAACATTACCGCCAGAAACTATTGAAAGGTTAGAGTCATTACCAGTGTTAATATCACGACGGTAAATAGTGCTTTGGTTACTATTACCAGATGCAATGTTATAAAAGTACTGTTCGCCATCCGAACACATACCGTTACCACTGCCAAAACCAGATGAATAAGAAGGGTTGTTGGAATTCCACTCTGTTGAGGTTCCGTAGTAAAGTGTGCCTTGCCAATAACGGGCATATTGGGTGACTCCAGATTTATTAATTACTGTTGCACCACTAGCAGAGTTATCACTGCCTGTTTTGTTTACTACAGTTTGTGGAATAGCAGTTGTTCCATTGCTATCCAGTTGTGTGGCTCCGTCACTTCCATTAGAGAACACCATTCCTGTGAAGCCTGTCGCTCCTGCCTCTCCAGTAATTTTCGGGAATGTAATAGTTAAAGTAGAGCTAGCATCAACAATTAAAGATCCAGAGGCAACTAAATTACCCTCTTTTGTACCAGTTACTATTGGGTTTCCATTTAATTTTAAAACAGCATTTCCTGCTCCATTGCAAGTTACGTCTTTTATAACTGCCTTTTCTGTTGCGCTTGTGCTCATAAGTGTAACCACAAGCTCTGTTTCAGATGCAGGTGCACTTTGATTTATTGTGTTAGAAAACACTTTTACTTGTTCAGCCATGATAATTACCTTATGAATTAATTAAATATTTTGCAATGGTAGCGCCTTCTACCGTAACCCATGCAGGGTTTGCGTTAGCACCTTGAGTAGTTAACATTTGACCGCTAACTCCAGCGTTAAGAGCAGCTGGACCTGATGCTGCTCGGTACAATAAGTCTCCGTGTGAGGTTATTGTTAATCCAACATCAGTGCCAGCATTAGCAAATGTTGCCCAGTATGAAGAATCTCCAGCAAATGAACCTGATGTGTGATCTGCGGTTCCTACATATACAGAACCACCAGAGTTAACAAGGTCATTTACTTTGTATGCGGTACCAGTTGTCCAGTTTCCTTTCCAATCAAGACCACCAGAGAATTGCTCCCATTTACTTGCTGCAAGGTCTGTTGCATGAACAGTAGATGCATGAGTAAGTAAAGCTTTAAATGTTTTACCGCCATAAGAAACAATATCATTTGCAATGTAAGCAGTAGATGTTGCCCATTGACCACGTCCTTTTAGACCTGAAGCAAGCACTTCCCAAGAAGCTGCAACAGAATCTGGTATATCACCTGTAGTTATAATGCGAGCTATGTAGGTACTTCCTCCATAGACAACAACATCATCTGGTTGATAAGTGGTTCCAACGACCCATTGACCCTCAAACTGAATACCAGACGAAAGTACGTCCCATTGAGCAGTGTTAACTGAGGGTGCGCTTCCAGCTGTGGGGTTGTCTGCAACCGCAATGAATGCATTACCACCAAAGGTAGCAACATCATGGATCTTGTAGTTAGCTTTAGAAGTATCCCAAGCAGCAGTGTATTTAATTCCACTTGTAAGGACGTCCCACTTACTTGCATCAGTAGGTAGATTACCTACAGTGTCTAACTTGGCAATGTAAACACCAGCGCCATAAGTAACAACGTCGTCTTTTTGATAGCTAGATGCGTTATTGTAAATACCCTCCCACTGAATGCCGTGTGAGAATGTAGACCAATAGGTTGCATCAGTCGGTAAATTTCCACCAGGGGAATTGACGATACAAATATAAGTGTTAGCCCCGTAGTAAACAATATCGTCTTTCTGGTAAACAGTTGCGTTGTTGTATTCACCTTCAAACTTAATACCGGTAGCAAGTAGCTGCCAATATGTGGCGTTTGGGGGCGCATTACCTGCAGAGGGTTCACTTAGTATATTAACGTATGCGTTGTTTGAGTGATGAACAACCTCATGCCGCTTATACGCAGTAGCTGCAACATACTCGCCTTTCCAAGAAAGACCTTCCTGTACTAAAGCCCAATATGCTGATTCTGTTACAGCTTGACCGCTTGCCTTTAGTGCATAGATATACACATAGACATCTCCACCATGCCGTACTAAATCATTGGATTCGTACTGGACATTAGATGCCCATTCCCCTACCCAGTTAAAACGTAGCTTACCTAAATCAATAGTTGTGCTCATTTGTATACTACCTCGATGTGACCATTGGAACCCCATTGGTACATTAGTTTGTTTTGTGACCAAAAATAGTCACGATAATCACTATCGTCTAACACATTACTGCTATCGGGTAGTTTTACAGATCCGTCATCAATAACTTCAACTGTTAAGCCGCCTGTGGCCTTGTCTAGCTTAAAACCATAAAAAGTCTCATGGCTGTGGCTAACTGATTCATTGGGTTGGACACCTATATAAGACATTAGCTAACCTCCAAAACACTTAAAAATGCAGTCATCAGCGAGTCGCTTGAAGCGTTAACCTTCAGACTGTCTCCTGCTTCCAAATTTATCGGCTTATCAAATGTCAAAGTACTGCCTGGTCGAACAGGTGCCCTGTACAAAATCGTATAATCCGTACTTTCAGAGGTGTCGTTCACTATAAGAGTGACAAACCCTTCATAACCATCAGTCGTGTTAGTAAGAAAGACGGCATGCACCACAGACTCCGTTGATGCTGGGGCCGTGTACAAAGTTTGCACAGCCTCCGTGAGTGCCAGCCCTTTGTTCTTAAATGCGTTACTCATAGATAGTTCCAATAATGTTTTGCATGATTAGCCCCCAAGCGCGATTGACATGGCGATTGAAGAACCTGACGCATCTGAAGTTGCCACCCAACTTGGCGAAGTGCCATTTGTCTTCAAAACCTTACCCGCGTTACCTGTCTGTGAGGGCAGTGAATAAACAGTATCGGTAAACACCGCACCAGAAGGCACATCCGTCAGTACTTGGCTGGCATTGGCCTTACTATCTAAAGCAGTCTGCAGCCCTGTGATGTAACTAATAGACTTGTAAGCAGGAGGCGAGTAAATAGTGTCTGTAAATAATGCGTCGGCCGGTACGTCAGTCAAAACTTGAGCATCATCAACCTTCGAATTCAAAGCAGTCTGTAGCCCTGTAATGTAACTAATAGACTTGTAAGCAGGAGGCGAGTAGATGGTGTCTGTGTACACCGCCCCCTCAGGAATCACGCTGGCATCAAGTTTCGCATCCAAAGCCGTTTGAAGTCCTGAGATAACAGAGATGGCATGATTAGCTGGATGGCTGTAGTTGCCTTCTAATATTGCAGCCCCTAACAACCCCGCAGTTATGCGTAGCTGTACATTGTCACCGACAATATAAGATCGTGCTGTAGTGGATTCTTCGCCACGAACTATCGTAAATATGTTGCCATCGATCGCAGTACATTTAACAATTTCTTTCAGAGTATCGGTAGCATCAGTAAGCGTCAGGTGCGTATACTCGCCACTCCCTAAAGTGGGAAATAAAGCACTGCCTGATACAGTCATAGACGTAGCAACTGCGCTTAGATTTGCAGCAAGCGTTGTTCGCGCGTCGTTAGTATACTTAATACTCATAATCTACTCATTTAAGAAATCGTAATAGTCCAGGTGATTGTGATTGCGTCATTGGCACCCTTATTCACTACAGAAAACACAGTTCGGGCTAACATTGTTCCCGAAACAGCTGCGGTAAATAAACCCGCTTCTGTTAACGCTCCTGTTCCATAGCCAGCAGCCCAAGTTGAAGCGTATTCAACAGTGTTATTAACCACAGAGCCACCAGATACAGTAAGTGCATTACGCTGTAACTCACTTGCTAACGCTGTTTGCGAAGCCGCTGCAGCTAATGTGCCTGAACCAACTGCCATGTGCGTAATACTCGAACCTGCCCCCGCCAAACGCGAAGCAACTAAGTTCTTGCCAGCCGTGACAACAAGGTTATTTATACGATGAACTACCTCACCGTTTTTCTCGACAGTTAACGCACCTGTCATTTTTAAATGTTCAGTAATCATGTTTGTCCCTACCCGAAGGTACTAGCATTAAAATTAACCACGTTAAACATGGGTGTTGTGGTGTTAGAAATAAGGAGTGTCAGTACGTCTGATACCCCAACAGATTCTGTGAGTGATTTATTCACACTGAATTCATGAGCTTCTTGCACTAACGCAGAGTCAGAGTAAACAGTCGACATGCCAAACGCGGTGCTGTCAGACAGCATTGCCACATTGTTCTTATTCGCATCGAAATACTTATCGACACTGCTAATGTCGTCTAGCGCAACATAGTCAAAAAAGCTGCGTTCAAAATGAACGGAGAACACAAATGTTTCTGAAGTAGACAGTGACTCGTCAAACCCTCGCGATAACGAGAAAGCAGTCACATCAGCTAGCGTGGCTTGATCGTCTAAAGGCTTAGAAAGCGACATAGCCGATAGATCAGTAATGCCCGTTGCTTCAGTAAGGATTCGGTTCTTCGGATCTGCATCAGTAAAGATACGTGCAGCCACCATCTTCTTAACGCTAGTTCTGGCTACCAGATTTTGATACTGGATGCCCGCGTAAGGAGTGGCTGAAGAAATAAGGGGTAATTGCGCGCGGTCAACTATAGTGATTTCACTAAGTTGAATGTTCTGACCGAGTACCTGCGCGCTAATAGCCATTAGTAGTCGCCACGCACCTTAAATTTAAGCTGGTCAAAAACAGTGTGTACTCCACCGCTGTCTTTAGTAATCTCAACTTCACCAATAAAAGTACCAGCCGCGTCTAACACTCCTGTAGGCCAAAGCATAAACACTCTGCCGTCCGTGTAAGGCGCATGTCGACTCATAGTAATGGTGGATTTAACGTCGGTAGAACCGAGTGCTTTGAATTTTAAGCGTACTGTCGTGCTCGTAAGATCAATTGGAGCCCACGTCGATGCGTCTTCTGCGTTTAGGACTTTTCCCGTCGCAGCAGTGTTCGAATCACGCAATGTAAGGTTTAGTTCAGGCAGCGTGTCGCCTTTTACTAAATTAATCGTATCGTAGTACGCCATTTTTGACCTCTAAAGGGTTGTTCTCAGCATTGACATGCCAAGCAATTATATTAGTTGAACTACTATTTCACTAACTATATTTAATCATATAGTCCACCCAACGCTTTTTGAGAGTAAAATGGTATTAGACGCTGTAGTTTCTTATCCCCACTAACATCTGAGCTAAGCATTGTTTCTATAAAACCTGTAATCGGTGTTGTTGAAGCAATAATAGAATTGTTCCATTCGTATGCTTGGTGCATTGAACCTAACATCTCAAATGGACCTAAGCCGCCTGTCTTTGATAATAGATGCTTTGCATATTCCCCTCCGCGCATTCTGTCAGTACGACTAGTACCTTTTATAAGTTCACGCAGTTCTTCAGACAACCCAGCAAGCGGCATAAACACAAGACCTGCAATAAGTAATGGTGTTGATGCCATAAGCGCGGCGGCAGGAGGGGCTGTGCCGTTCTTAACCGCTTGCTGATAGTTCTGATAAGTATGCCGAGCAATGCCTCCAACAATAATTGTGCCGTAAGAATAAAAGAATTGCTTCAAGTGCCAGGCTAATTTCCAGTAAGGGTTATTACCCCACTTAGTTGCTTCAAACTTAGAAGGCATAATAGATGCTTCGTACACAAACTGAGTCAATGCCTTATTAATCTCGTGATTATCACTAGGCATACCATCTTTAACCCATTGATTAACCTTTGCTGCATCAGTTTGAATCATTGCTAATTCATCGACTGCCGCTTTATCGCCAGCGTTTACTCGTTCAGCCGCATTCACTAAAAACTTCTTACCTGTTGATAGAGCTAATGTTCGAGATAACTTCGTAATAAAGTCTTGCCCATTTATTTTAAAAAACACTTGACTGATTTTATGTTGCATTGGGCTAGAGTATTGCGCACCCATCGTTTCAAGTGCCATTTGTGAAGCGCCATCAGTCAGTATTAAACCCACATCCAATGCAAACTGCCTAGCGCCTTTTAAGTCTTTAATCACATCTACAAAATCAGCTGCACTTAATTGGCCTCGAGCACGAACCACTGAACCAGCCAACTCTGGTAATGAAGCCACTCCTGAGAATCCTAATAATGTGAGGTTCATCCATGTAGTTACCCAATCAAATGAGGTACGCAATGATGAAGGAATGTCGTTACCTGCTCTGCCTAACGCGCTGTCTAATAATTCTTTTACTTCTTTAACACCAGATTCACCGTAGTCGGTTCTTACCTGTTCCATGTATTGTTGGATACGGTGATTAGGAGAATAGAATAAACCATCTTTCTCTAAACCTGCTTCGAGAGATAATGTTTCTGCTTCCTTAGCACCCATACTTGATACATCGTACCCAGCTTGAGAAAGCAGACTATAACGAATTGTCCTAGCGTCCCCTTTATACTTGTCTGTGTAACCCCCAAACTTAAACTCCCACGCCACTCTTTTCGCGCTTGTCCCAATGTAATGACTCATAATAGCGTGCGGATTATCTAACAAGAACCCTGCATCCATTAACTTCTGCGAACTAATCACAGTTAAGATTTGATTCACTGACTGATGCGTACTAACAGCCCTGCCTGGTGCAAGACTAAAATCTGTAACTCCTTGTGAGTACAATAAATCCTGAACCATTGTTGTTACGTCTGCGCTACTAACAATACCGGCATCAACCAGCATCTTCTCAAACACAACACGATTCTTTTCAATAGCCTCATGATCAAAAGCTTCAGGCATAAAGTTTTTCCTGAAGTGCATCGTAGGTACATAATCTTTTAAAAGTTTGTTCGTACTGTCAATTACCTTCCGTAAAGCTCTAGCATTAGCGTTTAGATTTCCTGCTCTCAAATCCACAAAGGCTTGCTTCAAGTCCTTGTCACCTATTCTTCGCTCTAGCTTAGAAAACTCACCCAACATTTCGTTATTCAAAAACCGCTGTAACTGCTCATATGCCTGTACACCTTTAGTCTGTGACTTCTGGTATAACTCAGCAGATAGATCTTTACTGTAATCAGATAGCCGTGAGTAAACAGAACGTACAACCTTAGTAATTGGACGCCAACCGCCTTTCATTGCTTGCTTAGCTCTAGCGCCCGTTGACCTTAGTTGCTGAACAGCTTCTTTGTTAGTGAGATTATATAAATTAGTATTAGGCACATTTAGACGGAATGCAGCATCACGTTCTGATATTACTGAATCAAAATAATAGCTAAAATCAATGTAGACTCCGTTTTCCATTAACGCTCTAGTCGCAGTGCGCCATAGTCCTACGAGTGCATCTGCAATCTTAGCAATCGCTTTAGTAAACTCATTAGCATTACCTTTCATTGCAGTCTTGCCGCGAGCTGCAATATAATGCGCTACTTGGTCAGCAACCCATTCACGCATCTGCGCGCCATCACCTTGATTGCCTTGTTCGGTATACGCCTTTTGAAGAATACCTTGGTAGTCAACTGACATACTCTCAAATACAGCATGCCCTATTTCATGGCTCATGATAGCAAGCGCATTAGCACGATTCTTATTTGCCGAACCCGCAGTAGGAGCTCTCAGAACAATAATGCCATAAGTACCCATCGACAAAAATGCACCGTTATGTCCCTTTGCCATGTTGCGACGCAGCTTGTTGATTGTTTTAGCATCTAACTCGGGCAAACTCTTCGCGTTCAAATCACTTTCAGCAATAACAACCAGCGGTAACTTCAAACCAATCTTTGAAGATTGCACATAATCTAGTAGCTGTTGTATCTCATTAGTAAACTTACTTAGGCCATTACCCAAAAACGTAGACTTAGCCTTTGGTTTGTATGCAGCAGCTTTAGCGGGTGTTGCCTTTGACTCCCCTCGGGTTACTGGTACACCTAAAGTCCCTTCCCTTCTAGGCCGCCCTGTCGTCGGTGCGGTTGACGCTTTAACGTATCCCTTTTTCTGTTCTTTTGCCGACTCTGCAGCAGCAGTGCCTTCGCCATAATAGGCTTCAATCTTATCTGAATCAGGATCAGTCTCTTGGTTCTTCTCATCGTAGTCTGGCTCTTGGTTATCTATAGCCTCAAAATCCCCAACCAATCCTTGACGGCCCTGAACCCGATCCACATTATCAGGACTCTCTGTGTCTTGCGGAGCGTCTTGGTCCATCCCCATCGTATTGTCGTACACAGCAGTACGCGCACGATTCCAGACCTGCACAATCGCATCGTTAATCGCTTCTACATTAGGGGCATACTTCCGAATAGCTTTGCGTTCTGCTTGAGTTCGCTCCAATCCTTTATTCTTAGCCTCCTTACGATCAGAATCATAAGCAACATTGTCACCAACTGGATTAGCAGACGGTTGATCCATACCATCCCTGTCAGTAAACCGCTCCATTTGGCGTTCCATGTAACTGACTGCATGCTTTAGTTCAGAGTTGTTCGGTTCCGATTTTAACTTAGCGCGTAATCGCCTGTAAGTTTTGCCTAACTCTTTGTTAAGAAGATCAACTTCATCTTGTATAGCTTCACGATCAATCCCCCGCATCCAACTAGGATTATCTGGGTTCAACTTATGATCTGCTCTTTTAGCCTCGCCTAACGTGACCGCCTTGCCCTCAGTATCTATATGGATTACAAGATCATCAGTTACGTTATTCGCTTTGTACAGCCTGCGTACATCCACCCCGTCAACTTCTGGCCCCACACTCATACGATCAAGTGCTGTATAAAAACCACGAAGCAGATCACCCATCGTGTGATTAGGTCTACTATCTGATCCAGCTTCTTTACCAAGTCCCATCTGAGTTAAACGGATAGCGTCTAAGAATAAATACCCACTCCAGTTCTCAGATTGCGCGAAAGCCTTTAGTAAGTTTTTGCCTTTAGCTACCGTAGTGTTGCGAAGTGCTGGCCCTGAGTTCTCGTCGCTAAACCCAATAACATTGTCTCTGCCTTTAAAAATACGTCCAAACTTAAACTTAGGTGCTGAAGTTGAAGCAGGCGCTACTGGTGCATCCGCAGACATTACTCTGATGCCATTAACAACGCTCTCACTCATTGGCGAAGGCGTGTAATCAAGTAACTCATCAGTAAGCTGAACTTCATCAAGCGTATCGTCATGTACTTCTAATCCTCCTAAACGATTAAAAAATGACTTTACAGAAGCTTGTTCTGGACTATCTTCAGGAACAGAGACACCAGGATTAACTTGGCGAGCGCCCTCACCTTCATTAACT